GATGCACTGCCAAGTGCATCTCCCCGGAGAAACCAAAAGCCTCCGGAAGGAGAGCCTAGGTTCTCCTCACAACTCCCCGAAGGGAGTCGCTCCGTCCATTAAAATGGCGGAGCCCACCTGAGCTTGATGTCGACGGCTTCAGGACGTCCTGAACGTTCCAGATGCTGCTTGTCGATGACTGGCTCATCACCGAGCACGGGGTCAACGCTTCCGCGCGACTCCATTGCTAGCAACACTTTGAGCAAGGCGTCAGACCCCTCAAGATTACTCTTGGGGAGCCTGGTCGACACCACAGCGCCCTTGACAAGAGGACGATGTAATGTCTGACACATCTTTTCGGTATCATACCCGAAAAGGGAATGCCTGCCAAGCACTGGGGAGGTTTCAGCGACCGCCGGAAGAGGGATGAACCTCTCTAGAAGGCGATCAAGGAACCTCGCAGTTTCCCACATGCCCTTCCAGTAGAACTGGTTGCGCATGGAGACTGTCGAGATAATCCCCGGAACGTCCGCCCGTGAGGCGGGAAGAAGCTCCCTAAGACGGACTATTGACACGTCCGCCCCATGGAAGTATTCTCCTCCGCACGACTCCTTGTAGTAACCATCTACATGGGTCTTATCCAAATTGACCTTCATCCCATACTGGGCGAGGGTCTGGATCACGGACAACGCGTGGTCTGCAGGGACAATGATATCGTCCCCGTAGATACGCACCTTGCCGCGAAAGGTACGAACATCCTTTCGCGACAGCGGCCGGCTTAGCCGACCACGTTCTCCTCCGGTCTTGACTCGGATTTCATTGAGCGATCGCTCAATGCCGATGAAGACAATGGTGGCAAAAACCATCGCCTCCACAGGGAACGTGACGGCTGAACCCATAGACGCGAACTTGGCCAGGGGAAGAACCCCATGACCAGGCACATCTGCCTTCCGACTCCTAGAGGCCTGGAGGGCCTCATCCAGCCAAGGAAAATCCTCGACAAGGAGTCGTACATGCAGATTCGAGACACGATCGGAGGCCTCGCTCAAATCGAGCGTAGCGAGAGTTCCATCCCTGGAACCCTCTTCAGCCATGGACCTGTTTGGGCCCTGGGCTCTGAATCCGACGAAGTGGCGCATGAGTTTGTCAGACTCTACGGCACTTACGAGGGCACCCAGTATAGCCTGTTGTGCGTATTGCATGCACGTAGGCTCTACTGCGATGATCCTCGGTGTCTTGAGCGTTTTAGGAACAGTGATGACCCTTACGGGACGCTCTGCTCCAGGTTCGAGGAAATGCACCCGGTCGAGCACCTGATGGTGTCGCCAATTCGGAAGGAGGAACTCCCCGGAGGGAAATATTCTCTCCAACCGCTCGGTCCATTCAGTCTGACAGTACTTTGCGTTCCCGCGGAGTCTGTCAGCTGTGGCACCGGGCCCATGCTTTGGGCGTACGTCCAACATGTAGATGGTTTGATCCATCTGCGTCAAAACGTCGCGCCAGAGCAACGAACTCACTCGTCTGAAATCCTGCCGATCGACATCTCTGTCGACCGACTCGAATTCTTCAACGAATGAGAGCACTTCCTGCTCACACAGGACGTACTTGTCCAGAGCCGCACGCACTCTTGCATCACTACAAGGTACGTTTACCTTACCGGCCAGCAGACAGAGCTGCCGGACAGCAAAGAGTGCGTCTATGGACGGCACGTCATGAAGCCGACCGGTTTCCCGGTCGAAGAGCTGCTCGAGGAATCCACCCAGGAAAACTGGGAGTCCCTGGCGGAATTTGTAGCCCACAAAACACTTGGGCTTCCCGTCAGAATCGAGTACCGAGCCTGTGGACACGCAATGTTCTACGTCCCCAGCAAAGTCCGGTAGGGTAATGGTCAGAAAGGCCATCCCCTCAGCTTCAACACGGCGAGAGATGTATTCATAATCTCTCGCGGTGCTCACGTGACACCAGGTCCCCAATTCATCGAGGACCTTCTGCATGAGCAACATCAGGCTTTTCAACACCAGCTCCTATCGTAGGGGTGAAGTGTTCCTAGAGCCTTGCTCAGCCGAATCGCGGTGAAGCGATTCACAGAACTATGTTACTCACGCGAATAAAAGTCCGTTAGGACTCGCCACCGAGAAGCTTGGTGACGTTCGCACCGGTGCTGGCCGTAAGGTACGCCGTCAAGGCGTCCACAACCTGCTTGACCGTGGTGTTGGTAAACTCACCATCGCCACGGTCCACCACAAGGTACGCACTCATGTTGTACATGAGATTGTGCCCGGTGGTGATCGGGTCGGCGGTCAGCTGTCGGTAATCGACGCGGATGGTGCTCCTCTTACGGCTCTTACCAGTCTTCTGGTGAGAAATCGTGAGAGACACGTTTCCGTCTTCCTTGGTGAAAACCCCGGAAGACGGGCCCGTGCTGACCCTGGGAAGGGTCTGAGCCACCGCATTGATTGTGATGGTCTGTGGATCGGCGAACAAAGCATTGCTCCTTGCAGTGCTGAAGCCTCCTCGTGTAGAGAAGGCGTCGGAAATGGATGATCGTCTTCACGAGACGAAGCAAACACTTCGTACCGCAGAGCACGATCAGCAGATAGGTTGTGACAAACATCACAGAGCCTACCAGCCAACCTTGTCGCCCTTGGTCAAACCAAGAGCAGCGATGATGGCCCATTGCCGCGCAGTAAAATCTACCGACGGATCAAGGCCAAAGCCGTAAGGCGTGGCACGTTGTCTCATTTTGGCACGAATGCCTCGAGAGAATTGTGCCGGGCCGGAGTAGGTGCCATTTGCCCACCGTACCCCGCTGCTTGAAGCATGGTAATCTGTGATAGAAACATCTCCCATCACATAACCGTACTTCAAGACAGTACCATCGTTGGCGAAGGTGCTCAAGTTGGATATTACATCCCCAACATTGGACACCCAGTCAACGAGCCAACTCCATGGAGCAAGCTCCCAAAGGACTTCCGGAGTAATCCGGACGCCCAAGAGCTTGTCAGCTAGTGCAACGTACCTCTCTATCTTACCCCAGCGAGAATCACCGGGGGCGAGGTAGTAGCGATATGCACCGCTGAACCAGTAGTTTCTGACTGCCTCACGGTAGCCAGACTGGGCTCCACCCGGGTTCAGGGCCCAGAAGGCCCCACTCCAATGGTCCTCAAACTCTTGGTAATATGTACCAGAGTATTCGAAGGATCGGATACGAACCTCGGGGAATCTGTACTTCCTGCGAACAACCTTCCCAGAGTCCCTCTTAACCTGATTCAGAATCTTGTCAGACTCTTTCACAGAGAAGAGGAACTTGCGCAAGTCCGAGATGAAGGGTTTCCACCCGAACTCGACATTGAGATATTCCGATCCTAAGGACCGGAAGAAGGCAGCCCGATTCCGCAGGAGCTCAGCTCCTAGCATCCTCGGATTGCCTCCTAGAAACATCTCACCAAAGAAGGTTGCAGCATTGGAAGTTGGATCCAGTGGCTTTGTCCTTGAAATAGCCGTCGAACCGACCGCCGCGAGTTGTGTTTTCTCGTTTAGGTCAATCGTTGGCCATGATTTCAAGGGCTCGGGAACTTGAGAAAGCCCCGGCAAAACAAAGCCTCTGAAATTGGTGGAACTTCCGATATACGCGCCCTTGAACGAATAGGGACTGTAGTCCCTATACTGTCGTTCGTAGGTCTGTTGCTCGGAATAAAACTCTCCACCAATATCCAAACCATTCAGCTGATTGTGGACATGTTCTTGCGCAGCAGTCGGGCTCGCCTTTCGTTGAGCCTCTCTGTATTCGCGCTCGGACTTTTGCCACAACGGCCAACTGGTTGCAGAGTTGTCAGCAGTTACCTGCTTGACAGTGACCGGTCTATTCGCGATGGTTTCGTCGATAACGGAACCCTTGTTAACCGTCCGCATAATACTGTACTCCACACCATCGTATAGTGTGGAAGTACGCGAACGGACGCGATCAACCGGCATCTGGAGTTGAACCTTTCGGCTATGATGGATGGACGGGCCTTCTTAAAGGGCCAGCAGCGCAAGGACGAACGTCCTCATACTGGCGTCCAACCACCGCAGGAGTTTGCACTAGCTCGATGACTTGGAGGAGGTGCGAAGGGGTTTTATCCTCTGCGTACCGAGTCTTAGTACAATTGCCCAGTGTCACTGAGCATTTGGATATTCAAATGCTTCACAAATTGAAAGCTGTTTATTTCCTGTTGACTTGATCAGTGACAGCTTGGAGGGAAATTTCGGAAAGATCAGTAGCTTGG